TAAGTTTTGGGATGTAAATTTGTTTTTTATTTTCACTTAATTTAACACCTTGTGGCAACTGAAATGATTGTTTACTATATTTTGATTTAAATTTTGGAAAACCAGCACCTCTAAAAAAATTTGTATACGCATTATCAAGGTTTCTCATTGTCATCTGTAAAGCTTGTGATGGACAATCGTTTAACCAAGTTAAATCTTTCTTTAAATCAGTGATTTGTTTGTTTAAATCAAAACAGGTTAAATGTTTTTTATTTCCTGTATATGCTTGGATTTTAGTTTCTAAACCTAGATTATACACAAACCTGACTTGTCCAAAAATTTTTGAAAGAAGTTCTTTTTGATTTTGATCAGGATATATTCTATATTTGTAAGACTTTAACATTTTTACAGAATTTTTTTATGTTATGTAATTATATATTAAATTCAAAAGGTCAATTTTTTCCATTTTTGATGAATTTAAGTGTTAAATTTATTTAAAATGTTAAAAATCAGTTGATTAAAATGTTAAAAATAATTAAAATTAATTTGAAATTCATCCAACAAACTGAAGATTTGTTGGTTTTCTTTCAAAAATCATATAAATATTTAATAACTTCTGTATTATTATAATCTGCGGCTAACCTGATTGTCCAATCATAAGTCATTGTTATATTATCACCTTTACTTATTGCATCTTTAACTATTTCTATAATACCAAATTTACAACCATTTATCAATTTGTCATTTGGTGACATTTCATTGTTATTTATAACATCTTGTATAACTTTATCTTTTGGATTAGGTTTCAAAAAATGCCTAATTGATTCACCAACAAAAGTATTATAATATTTTATATTTTCCATTTTCTATATGACCAAAAACTTTTTACTTATATATTAAAATTAACTTTTTAAAAAAGATCGTGCAGCATTATGATATATATATTTTAAATCTTTTTATTCTTTTTGGTATATATTATTAAAAAACTTTATGAATTTATTTTTTAAGAAACCTCTATTTGATATTTTTAAATCATTGTCTGTTAATAAGTTAATTGTTCTAGAAGGATGTGATGCAGCAGGTAAAGGAACCATAACTAATTTAATTAAAGATTATTATGAATCTATTGGTAAAACTGTAAAGTATATTCATTTCCCGATGTATGGACATAATGAATTTAGTTTGATAATTTCTAAATTTTTACAGGGTGAATATGGTGATATTAATAATGTTGATCCTATGTTTGTTGCTAATATTTATGCTATGGATAGATATATGTATAGAGAACAATTAATTAAAGATTTAAATGATTATGATATTGTATTGATGGATAGGTATGTTTATTCAAATTTATCTTTTCAGGGTGCTAAGTTATATGAAAAAGAAAGAGATAATATTATAGAATGGATATGGGATTTTGAATTTAATTTTTTAAAACTTCCTTATCCTAATACTATAATCTACTTAGACGTACCTATTAATGATATTGAAAATAGATTGAATAGTAATAGAACAGGTGATGATAGGGATTATTTAGAAGGTAAAAAAGATATACATGAGCAAGATATCAATTTTCAAAGTAGAGTTAGAGAAATTTATCTATCATTAGTAGATAATCCTAATTATTTCATTATCAACACTTATAATAAAGATTATAATATTTTAACACCTAAACAAATATTTCAAAAAATTAAAAAATTATTATGAAAAAATCAATTAGACAAATAGAAATAGAAAATAGATTATATTCTGATTTATCAAATATGGTATTAGAATTTCAATCAGGTCAATTAACAGAAGAATTAATTTATAATTATTTTAAATTATTTTTAAGTGATGCTAATGTTGATTCAGAAATAATTGTAAATGTATTAGAAAATGATAGATTCGGTAAATTAGGAAAAGAAGAGGCGTTAAGTATTAAAATAAATGAGGGTTGGTAAAATAAATGATGGTTGGTAAAATAAACTATTATTATTTTTTTACATATAATATAAAAATCATTATTATGTTTTACGAAAATTTATTTTACTTTGATATTGAAACAGTTGGACAATATAAAGATATCGAATCATTAAGAGAAAATGATGAAAAGGGTTATGATTTATTTGTTAAAAAATTTAAAAATAATCCATGGATGTCAGAAAGACACCAAGATATTGGTAATGCTTATTTAGAATATTCTCCTATTTTTTCATCATTTGGTAAAATTGTATGTATTAGTTTTGGTTATTTTCATAATAAAAACGACCAAGGATATACTATTATGTCTATATATGGAGATGATGAAGAAAAGATAGTAAAGGAATTTAATAATTTATTATATAAAGTAGGACAAAAAAATATGTTATTATCGGGTTATAGAATAACATCATTTGATATACCTTGGGTATTACATAAACTACATAAATATGATATTACACCATCTAAATTAATAGATATTTATGGATTAAAGCCATGGGAAATGAGATTTTTAGATTTAGCAGATGAATGGAAGCAAAAATTTAGATATTATAATACATTTGATGAAGTATGTTATGAATTAGGTGTAGAAAGTCCTAAAGATGATATTGATGGTAGTATGGTTCATTCTACATATTGGTATCAAAATGATTTAGATAGAATAAAAACATACTGCGAAAAAGATGTATACTCTTCCATGTTAGTTGGGAAAAAAATATTAAGTCATAAGTTGTAGAATTAAAATTATTATATTATCTTTGTATTTATAAATTATAATAAATGGATAAGATTGTTAATAGTTTTTTAGATTATCATTCACATATTAATTTTGGTGATTTTATTCTTTTTCAAGAATATAAAAATAATAATAATGAAATCATTGTATCTAAACCTATATTGGCTATATACTTAGGTAGTTTTTTAGTAGACCAGACATTAGGTTTTAATTATGTTAGATGGGTAAATGATAGAAGAGGAAAGATAAACGAAAAAGGTGTTTATATTTTTAATGAAGTAGAAAAAATAGATACACATATTGAATGGTTTAATTATATTGATATATTAGGACATTGGGATAAAAGACCAACAATGTTAGATATATTAAAATCATACAGAAAACAAAAATAAAATTATGAATATTGATATTAAACATAGAATAAATCTAAATTCATTTGTTGAACAAGATTTACCATACCAATGTCCAAATTGCCGAAATGAATTAACTGTTCGTGATATTATTGGTTTTGGTGATTATCCAGTAGGTGGTTATAGATCATCTATGAAACCTAATCATAAAATAGGATGCGGATTTGAATGTAATGTATGTTTTACTAAAAGTTGTTTTCATTCAGATCAATATGTTTATAGTATGTATTTAGATAATTTAAAATATAAATAATATGATAGATAATAGATTGGATAATGCGTTAGAATATATGAATAAACATAATATAAAAGTAGATAATTCCACATTTATTAAATATGTTGAATTTAATTCTAAATACGATTCTGATATTGATAGTATTGTTAATAATATTAATGATGATAAATATATTTATACGTGTGATTTGTCATCACTTATGAATATTATTTTGGATGATACAATAGATGATAAAGAACGAGAAAAACAATTAATTGACATTATAATATACTCATTAGATATAGATTATATTAAATATAAAGAAACAAGAGTATATAATAGTCCAGATGAAGAAGTAATTGATGTGTATGATATTTTATATGTAGATGGTAATGTAGATGAAATTACATCAGACGAATTACTAGAATTATACCAAAAAGGAGTTGTTGTTACAGATAATGGTATAATAGGAATAGATGAAGGAAGTATAATAAATTATATTGATAATTTTTAGTATGAAGACATTAGTAATACACCCAAAAGATCCAACAACTGATTTTTTATCAGATATTTATTCTGATAAAAAATGGACAGTAGTTAATACAAATATATCGAAAAAGTCTTTAAAGGAGCAAATTAAATCACATGATAGAATCGTAATGTTAGGTCATGGAACAGAATTAGGATTGATTGGATTTAATAAATTCATTATAAATAGTTCATTAGTTTATCTTTTAAGGGATAAGGTATGTATTTGTATTTGGTGTAATGCTGATATATTTGTTAAAAAATATAACCTTAAAGGTTTTTATACTGGTATGATAATATCAGAATATACAGAATCACTTATGTATAATATACCAACTAATAATTACTTTTTAACAGAATCAAATAAAGATTTTGCTAATTCAATTAAAGTATCCATAGATACAGATAATATACTAGATAATGTTATAAAACATTATGATGGTAATAGTGCAGTTGTATTATTTAACAAACAAAATCTTTTTCAAACTTAAAAATATAAAATATTATGGGATGCTGGAATGGAACGTGTATGATTTCTAATCTACCAATAATAGTTGGTGATAAAGTAAAATTGGTTTTTTATAAAACCATCATATTCTTTTAGAGAATTAAAACAATGTGGTTCTTATGTATATTCTAATGATGTTTTTTCACCATCTTTTTTACCTATATCTGCTACTTATGATGATTATGGTTCAGTAGAAAATATAGTAGAAGATTGGAATCACAATCTAATACTGAATGATTTAAAAAAGATTTTAGGTGATTATATCATTGTAGATGGTAAAAAGAAAACAGATTATTATTTAGGTGATATTATAAGGGGTATTGAAAGAAACTATTTAAGATATTTTGGTGTAGATCCAATAGATGTACAAAATAAATCATTTGCCGAAAGTGTCTGTGATGGTGATAAAAATATTAATGATGAATGGGAAGAATATCTTAATATAGATATAACACCAAAAGAAAGAAAATATTACATGTCATTCGTTATGATACGTGAAGATATATGGGATCATATTATAGATAATTATAAAGGTGAATTTTGGAATCATAATGAAGAAGAAAAAAATTCAGGTAAATATTATATTACAGCAAAAGAATGGTGTAGATATAAATTCGATAATTCATTTGAAGTAAGAGAAGTAATGGGTGAAAAATTTAATTTTAATAAATTATTTTCAAATACTGAAAGTGGTAATAGACTTATAACACCTTTTTCTTATAATAAATTATTAAGTGAATCAGATAAAAATTTAAAAGAAAGTATCTATAAACATTGGTCAGAATTTATAATTATAAATTCTTTTTTATCTAGTATACGTAAAGGGTGGATGATTCAACCAGGTGGTGGATCACAACATAATGGATGGGAAGATCATAAAATGTTATCTGAAAAAATTATTAATATATGTGATGAAAAATTAAAAGAGTACGAAGATGAATAAATTTATAAAATGGTTATTTGGTTATGAAACATCAAATATAAAATCACAAAATAATATTTTTAATCATCCATATCATCTATGTTTTTATTATCATCATTTTCAAATGGTTTTATAATATCACTAAAATTAGAATATAAATCATTATACATTTCTTTTGCTGCTTTATCATCATCAAAAACAATTTTGAATGTTTGGTCAATATCTAATTCTTTATTTAAATTTAAAATTTGTTTTAGTTTAAATACATATTTAGTATAATATAAAAATCTTTCATATTCTACTTTAGTTAAATCTAAAGTTATAGAATTATATGTTATCTGATATATGAAATAATATTTTTTATTTTTGATTATTAAATCACCATATAATAATTTGAATATTTTCAAATAAAAAGGTTTTTTATATAAATAATTTATTTTATCATTGTAATTTAATTTTGATATATTTTTTTTTATTTTATTATTTATGTATTTATAATATTTATCATTTATAATATTATCACTTAATTTATATCTTATTTTTTGTATACAAAAATTATGTTCATTATTATTTATTTTAGTACTTTCTACAATATCACTATTTAAATCTATATCATCGAATATAATATTTACATTAGTTTTTTTTAATATTTCTTTAAAAACTTCTCTAATTTTAACATTTAATTCTAAATCTATTTGGCTAATATCCATATGATATTTGTTTTTTATTTATATATTTAATAGTATAAGTTCTGTTAAACATTTTCAATATTTTATAATATATTATAAAAAATAATAATATAATAATGGTTAAAGTATCTGTTATAATGGCAAGTTATTTGGGGGTTTATCCAAATAGGTCATCAAATCCTGAACAAAAATTTATAAGGTCTGTAAAAAGTTTTATTACACAATCATATGAAAATAAAGAGTTGATAATCGTTTCAGATGGGTGTAATAAAACAAATGAAATTTATAAAAATATGTTTGATAAATTTTCAAATATTAAATTAGTATCAATTGATAAACAAAATATTTATTCTGGTGAGTGTAGAAATGCTGGATTAAGAGTTGCAACAGGTGATATTATAGTTTATTTAGATAACGATGATGTTTTAGGAAAAAAACATATAGAACTAATAGTGGAACAATATACTGAAGATATAGATTTAGTTTATTATGATGATTATTTAGTTAGATCTTCTGATTTTAAAAAATTAGAAAAAAGAATAGTAGAAACTAGATATGGTAGTATTGGTACTAGCTCAATAAGTCATAGAAATTTAAATAACGAAAAATATAAACATATAAAAAAATGGTGGCCAACTGGGTATGGTCATGATTGGGTTTTTTTAATGACATTAATAACTAATGGATTGAAATTTAAAAAATTAGAAAAAACCCCACAATATTTGGTATGTCATTATGGTTCAGGTGTTAATGGTGGTGATTTTTAAAAATTCATTTAATTTTTCTTCTATATTTTCATTATATTTAATTCTCAGTAAATGAATATTGTTATTTTTACAATATTCATTTTTTATTTGATCTCTTTCTTGTTGTTTTTTTAAAGTATCATCACCACCAAAAAAGGATATTGATTCATAATGTTGTTTACCATCATATTCTATACATATATTTTTATTTGGTAAATAATAATCAAACGATAATGTTTTTATATATTTACAATCTTTAAATTTCTTTTGGTATTCATATTTAATTTTTTTACGATTAAGTATAGTTTTTATTAATTTTTCACCGTTTGACTCATTACAAAATGGACAACCATTATTTAAATGGTTATCAGGTCTTTGTTCAAAAATACCATGTTCTTTACAAATAATTTTAATCTTGGTTTTATTATTTTTATAATCAATTAATGAATAATCATATTTATTATTATGTATTTTGTTGAAATTCATAATACAATCATCCTTTTTATTATTCCTATTACTACACTTGATGCACCCATATCCACTTAAATGATCATTTGGTCTTTGTTCAAATACACCATGTTCAGTGCAAATTATTTTAACTTTTTTGTGTGCATTAACATAATCAACTAAAGAATAATCATATCTATAACCATGTATAATAATAGATTTCGATATAAAATTATTTTTGTATTTATCTTTAGAACACAATGGGCAACCATCACCATGTAAATGTGTATATGGTAATTGTTCTACTTCACCGTGTATGTGACATATGAATCTTATTTTTGTTCTTCTGTTAATATAAATTGTAATTGAATAATCAATTTCTTTATCACCATGTATATTTTTAACCATTTTTAAATATTCGTCATTTGTTAATTTTTTTGGCATTTAATATATTTATTTTTATCGTCAATTTTTATATTATATATTAGTTTTTAATATATAAATAAAAGAAAATGAATATGAACAATAAAGAATTTATAAAAAAATCAAAAGATATACATAAAAATAAATATGACTATTCATTAGTTGAATATAAAAATGCACACACTAAAGTAAAAATAATCTGTAAAGAATATGGGATATTTGAACAAACACCTAATAGTCATTTAAATAAACATGGGTGTTCATATTGTTTTGGTAATAATAAAAAAGATACTAAACAGTTTATAAAAGAATCAAAAGAAATACATAAAGATAGATACGATTATTCTATATTAGAATACAAAAACTGTAAAACAAAAGTAAAAATTATTTGTAAAGAACATGGTATTTTTGAACAAAATCCAAATAAACACCTTATCGGACAAGGTTGCCCTATGTGTTATAATAAAAATAAAAAAATTAAACCATCAGAACAATTTATAAAAGAATCAATAGAAATACATGGTAATAAATATGATTATTCATTAGTTGAATATAAAGGATCATTTAATGATGTTAAAATTATATGTAAAAAACATGGTATTTTTAAACAAAAACCAGTTGTACATATTAACGGTTGTGGATGCAAGAAATGTTCTAATGAAAAATTATCAAAAATAAAAATATCTAACAATAAAGAATTTATAAAAAAATCAAAAGATATACATAAAAATAAATATGACTATTCATTAGTTGAATATAAAAATGCACACGCTAAAGTTAAAATAATCTGTAAAGAACACAGTGTATTTGAACAAACACCTAATAGTCATTTAAATGGTACAGGATGTCCAAATTGTCAAAAATCTAAAGGAGAATTGAAAATAAAAGAATATTTAGATAATAATAAATTTATATATAATGAACAATATAAATTTAAAGATTGTAAAAATATTTTACCATTACCTTTTGATTTTCATTTACCGGAATATAATATATGTATAGAATATGACGGTGAACAACACTTTAAAAGATATAAATTTGAAAAAGATGATAATAATTTAAATATTAGAAAATTAAGAGATAAAATAAAAACAGATTTTTGTAAGAAGAATAATATTAAATTAATTAGAATAAAATATACAGATTTTAAAAAAATTGAATCAATCTTAAATAAGAATTTTAAATTTTAATATATAATAAAAAAATCAATTAAAATAATATGTCAACTCCCTTATATAAAAGAATGAAACAAAGAGGTAGTACGTTTTATGCATTCCCTTCTACTAAACATCATACAAATCCAAATTTTAGTAAATTTGTATTATTAAATATACCAAAAAGAGAATCTGGTAATGTATTGGATTTTGACGATTTAGAGTCATTTGGAATTTATAGTGATGGAACAATACCAACTGAATCATATGCTGATGAATTAGTAGAATCATTAAGAAATTATGTTGCTAACCAAGATACCGTTTTCTTAGAAAGTAAAATATCATCCAGAAAAGAGTTTTATAATATACAAGAACCAAAAACACCAACAGAAAAGATTTTTTGGAAATGGTTAAAAAAGATGAGATCTATTGATCTTGAACCAGCTGTTCATAAGGTAGATTGGGATAAAAATTTACCAGATTTTGATAATCCATATGAGGATACTACAACTAATTCTGATTACTTTAGAAGATACTTATGGAAAGAAAGAGAACCAATTGATTATTTAATCACATCTGTTACAGAAAAAGGTGGTGGTGAATATGATATATTTATTGAATATACTGCTAGATTTAAAGAAGGTGATTATGTATATATACATGGTACTGATACTGGTTCGTTTCTAGATGAAACACCATATAAAATAATTAATGTATTATATGAAAATAATAATACAACTATAACAATTGAAACGGATGGTATAGTGGGGGAACAGGTATTAACAGAATCATATGTTAAATTAAAATATCATAGATTAGTACAGTATATAGGTGAGATAAATGTTAAAAGTGATGTAGTTACTGCATCAAAGAATCAATCAGAAGTAATTGCTTATATACCACATCAAGCTGGTAAAACACCTACTGTTTTATTTAAAATCAATGATGATACTAATTATTATCCAGGATTAAAGTTACCATTATTGGTAGAAGAAATACAATCTGAAATAAAAGGTGCTGAAAATTATTTATCACCAATAAGACAAAACCCAACAGATTATCCAGGTGGTTATTATGCACAATTTGATGATGATACTAAGACATATAATACTAGTTTTGGTGATAAAGTTAGACTAAGCGGGGAATATTATGGTATAGTTTTAAATAACAATGTTGGATTAAGTTCTAATGATTATATAGAAAAATTAAGTGATTTTAGATCAGATAATCTTGATGGTTTAACTTTAGATTTTGATTTAAATCATTATTTAAAAATGCAAATAATTGATGATCAAGTGGGATTTAATTTTGATGAATTTAATCAAATGCCAATAGATGATAATCCGCCAGAAGATTTTGAGTATAATGCTATACTTTGGTATTATGATACGGAAATAGAAGGTAGGATAGTATCTAATTTATATGGTATAACATTTCTTAATAATCCTAATGACGATGATGATAATGATCCTGATCATATATCAACATATGGTAAGTTAGTTAGTAAAAATGGACAAGATGGGATATCATATCAACATGTTTTGAATATAACAACGACGATTGATAATGATACTAGGTCTTTGTCTTTTGATCCATTATCATTAAATAATACATTTGGTTTTGATTTATATAGTAATGTGATGTCAAATGTTGGTAAATTAACAGAATCATTTATAAATATAATAAATGAACATATAAGATTAAATGATGAAGTAAATAATATGAAAAGTGTAATTTACACTCAAACTGATTTAGACTTAATTAAATCTAAATTAAAAAATATAGAAAACCTACTAAGATTATATTCTACTTTTCAATTTAAAGATTCAGAAACTATAAAAATTAATACTGATTATAATGATATTTACCCAACTATGTCATTTGATGCTAAAAATATAGAATATGAAAATATTATGAATATTAAATCATCAGATATTTATAATTATATGATAGCAACATATAGTGATATGGTTATTAATGTACCCAATAGTGGTAAAGTTTTATTAAACATAACTAATGATGATACTATAAACTTTTCAAATGAAACCGAATTTAATATACTATTTGATAAAGATTTGAAATATAAACAAGGTATTGAAATAATATTGAGTGCTAAAGATGCACAATATACAAATAAATTAAATTTTTATATTAATTATAATGATGGTTCTGGAAATGGTTCAAGTAGAACATCGGTTTTAAACGGTGTTCATTTACCAATAGATATAGGAAATGTAATACAAGGACAAACTATATATCATAGAAACAAATTTATTAATAATTCGATTATGCAAAATGTTGTATCTATACAAAATATAAGTGTAGATGGTGGTTTAAATAGAACAAGATTAAATATTTCATCTAATTTATTTGGTAATAGTCAATATTCTGAATATGTATATATTAGTGATTTTGTTTTTAGAACAACGAATGGTGATATTATAGATAAAAGCGGTATGTATTTAATAGATACAAATGATTTTGGTTCTAATTATATAGTTATAGATTTAGATTATATTAATATAGGTGATCCAATAAATATGCCAAAAGTATATTCTTATAAAAAATTGAAAATAAATATATTAAGAATACACGAATCTGATATATCATCATTAGAAGAAAGGTATTTAATAGAAAAAACGTTTATATAATTATGAAAATTAAAAAATATAATGAATATTTAAAAATACTAGAAAAATCTAATTTTATTATAAGTTTATCGACACTTGAAGATATTATAAGTAATATTTTTAATGATAAAAAAGTATCTTCTGTAAATACACTATATGAAGAATATGATAACGGTTATAAGTTTATATTAACAATAAATAACTTATATTATGACAAAACTAACATTATACATACTAAATTTATTTTTTATGTAGATAAAGAAAAAAGAAAATTAACAGAAAAATATTTTCATTATTTATATGATATAAATTGTAATTATAAGAAGATTAAATTTGATTATGATAGTGGATTAGAAACAGAAATAAATAATATTTTAGATAATAGGTTATTTGGTGATGATATTAAAGATATATCAGATGTAAGTATAGGGTTAGTTTCTAATGTCAATGAATGGTTAGTTGATAATAATGTAGAAAATTTGTCCATATATAGTATTCAATATAATCCTGTTGTAGATCATATACCTTGTGAATCTATGTTTTTTCAATTTGATATAAATATAGATGATATTAGATTTATTAAAATGAATCTAAAGAAGAATGATGATAATGATTATAAATTATCATTTTCAGAAGGTGATATTTTTAAGAATTTAACAATAGATGATATAAAATCCATACCACAAACAATAGGAAAAGTGGTTAAAAATAATTTAAAGTAAAATGAGATTTCTTGACTATGTAGAAATTAAATATGATAATTTAAAAAAACAAATAACCGATTATTTAAAAGGATTATACGGTAAATCGGATGAAAATTTTAGTAATGCATCTCCGTTTGGACAAGTATTAAATGTATTAAATAATTTTTGGAGATATAATGTATTGATGCAAAAAAGGATAGTATCCAATATAATAATAGATGAAACTGATAATAAAAAAGTAATAAATAGTTTATCAAGAATTGGTGGACATAATCCTACACGTGCAATATCAGCTACTGGAACTATAATTTTAAAAACAAAACCAAATACGAATATTAATAGTGATATATCAGGTGGTAGAATAAGAATAGGTAATAAAACTCGTATAAGAAATAAAACAAACGGGTTAAATTATTGTATATCAATAGGTAAAGATGAAGAAATTTATCAAGTTAGTCAATCAAATAATATTTATTTAAATGTAATACAGGGTAGGTATGAAACACAAACATATACAGGTAATGGTGAAATTAATCAATCAATAAGTGTGAATATACCTGTAATTAATTCTATTGATAATTTTGATGTTAAAGTTGAATACAATGGTAATAATTTAGATATATATGATTCCATATTAGATATGGGTAGATATGAATTATCGTGTGTAGTAAAAACTGGTATGAATGGTGGAATTGATATATGTTTTGGTAATGGTGATTTTGGGTTTATACCAAGAATTGGTACAAAAATAACAGTAACATATTTATTAACAGATGGTATATTGGGTAATATTAAAACACCGCAAATTAATGACTTTGATTTTGTAGATGATGTATACGATATGAATGGTGATAAAGTTGATATGGAATCGACTTTTGATATAGTTATACATAAACAAATAAATTTCGCATCAAATGGAGAAACGCCAGAATTCACTAAAAATTTAATGCCTTATGTATCAAGAAATTTTGTATTATCTACACCAAATCAATATATTTATGCTTTGAAAAAATTAAATTTATTTTCAAAAATAAATGTTTATAATACATTGAATGACAATGATTATGATAATGATAATATGGTATATCTATTTTTAGTACCAAATTTAAAAAATTATTTTTCGGGTAATATAAATTATTTTAATATACCAATAGATTCATTTTATTTAAGTGACGAAGAAAAAGATAAAACTATAACATATTTAAGAAAAATGGGGAATATATCGATAGGTACTGTGTTAGAGATAATTCAACCTAAAATAACAAGATATATAATGAATATTTATATTAGGAAATATAAAGGTTATCTAAAGGATAGTATCAAGTTAGATATAATAACAAGGGTATCAGATTATTTGTCATCACTTGATAGAGATGATAGAATTGTAAAATCTGATATAATAAGAATATTGGAATATGTAGAAGGTGTAGATAGTGTTAATATATCATTTATAAGTAAAAAAAATGAAGATTATCATAAAATAAATGCGGATAGTAAATATATTTACGGTATAGATCCAGTTTTAGGTGATATTGTTGTTAATAAAGATGAATTGGCTATTATAAGAGGTGGATGGTCAGATAGAAATGGTACATATTATAATGATAATATAGATGGTAATGGTTTAGGTCCAATAAATATAATGTTTGTTGGTGATATAGAAAAAAATATAAATACAAATGATAAATAATTTAGATAGAAAAACACATATATCAGAATTATATGATTTATCACATAAAAATGATAAAGAGATTCATATAGGGTACGATTATAAAAATAATCTTTTAAAAGATTCATTATCGAAACAGTTGTTTAAAAATGATGACCTATATAAATTTTTAAATTATATACAATCCATGATGGTTTGTATGTTAGAATCAAATTCTATATTAAGAAACTGGTTTAATCACAATGTACCAAAATGGTATGATAGACATGTAAATTAATTGGTATATTTTTCTTTTTAATTTTTGGTTTATTTTATTAAAATACTTCTTTAATTAAAATATTTTTACTGAAATAAAAATTTCAATGTGGTAATTTTTATCTTTATCTAATAGTATTTGATATTTTTATTTTTTTATTATAAACTTATAATTATATCTTTTATATAATTTATATAATAAAATTATATAAAAATATAAGTAATTGATTATGAATAAAAAAATAAAAGTTTTAGTAATATCACTCTGTAATGACGGTGTGGGATATTATAGGATAAACTCACCGTATCTATCGATTAACGAAGATGATATAGATATTAAATTTTTAAGTACTAGTGATTTCTACTTTAGATTTGATGAACAAACATTAAAGGATTATCAAATAATAATATATCATAAAGATATACCATTTAGAACATCTGATGAAGTTAATAATTTTAATAAGATAATTAAAAAATATGATATAAAATTAATATTTGATATAGATGATCATTGGATATTAAACTCGTCTCATATAAATTATAAGAATTGGAAAAATAGTAATTCTAAAGATAAGACTATTAATCATATAAAAAATGCAGATTATGTAACAACTACAACACCGTTGTTTGCTAATGATATAAAGGAATATAATAAAAATGTTTTGGTTATAGAGAATGCAATAAATGATAAAGAATACCAATGGATACCAAAAAAGATTGAGTCTGATAAGACTAGATTCATTTGGGGTGGTGGGATAACACATAAACCAGATTTAATGTTATTACAAGATAGTTTTAAAAATTTTAGTAATGATTTTATAAATAAAACACAATTGTATTTATGTGGATTTGATCTTAGAATGAGGACAAAAAATGGTATATTTAAAGATGATCCAACTAGAAGTATGTGGGTACAATTTGAATCAATATTCACTAATAATAAAATACACATTAAGAATAATAGTTATAAAAATTGGTTAGAACAGTATGATGATAATGGTAGATTAAATTATGGGTATAATGAAGAATTTAAAGATGAATTTTATCAAAGAAGATGGACTAAACCAATATTTTTATATGGTACTATGTATAATGAGTCAGATGTTGCTTTATCTCCTCTTAAATCGGGAACATTATTCAATATGGTTAAATCTCAAATAAAAGTATTAGAAGCTGGTATCCATAAGTGTCCAATTATTGCTAGTAATTATGGACCATATACTTTAGATGTTGTAGATGGTGTTAATGGATTTTTAATAGATGAAAATAACAAATATGAGTGGTATAATAAGATGAAATTTTTTGTTGATAATCCAAATGCCATTAAAGATATGGGATCATCATTAAATGAATTAGTTAAAAATAAATACACATTAGAAAAGATAAATAAAAAAAGAATAGAACTAATAAGATCCATAGTTTAATTTGATATTTTAAAAATATTAATTATCTTTGTATTCAAATAAAATAAGTAGGTGTTATTAAGTAAATGAAAAATTATATTAGAATAGATATAATAATATAATAGATAATTTAGCTGATATCGATAACTATCATAAATAGTATATTTGGTTTTTCATACCATCTTAATAACATCTACATTTTAATAATTTAAATTATGAATGATAACTTTAGAAATATAGATAATATTACTAATAAATTAATGGTAAATAGTCTTTTAAAAAGTAAAATAAACAAATTTTTAAAAATATCTAATATACCAGTTAATAAAATAAATGTTTTGTTAAAAATGGACAATAATACAAAACGATTGGGGTATATTTATCGCCTTGTTGTTTCTCATGCTCATTTTTATGGTGTTCCTAAAATTTATATTAATGACTGTATTAATAAAAAGAATATTTATAAATATTGGTCAAGTGGTAAATTTAAAATGTCATTAAATTTTTATGAAAATAAAATTAAAGTTGAAAAATTAAAAAAAGATATGAATAATTCATATGACATGTTAATTAGTGCAACAATTGATTGTTGTAATTATAAGAATTCTAGAAAGGGTAAGATTGAGAAATTATTAAATAAAATGGTTTAAATTGAGGTTGTTGGAAAAATAATAATAGACTTTTCCTAAAAGGATTATTTAAAATATGATTTTGGTTTGATTTTCCATCCAATAACCTTTATTTAGACTTAAATATAATTTAACTATGACCGAAAAAGAAAATTTAAAAAAGGATTTTATAAAACATTTATCATCAATTGTTATTGGTAATGATGTAAGATGGCAAATGACTTTATTTGTATTAGAATATCCATTCAAAGATAAGAAAATTAAGTTTTTTTTATCTTTGAAAAATGATAATGAAAAATTGGGATTTATTTATAAATATATTATGACAGCTGCATATCAATATGGTGTGCCTAAAGTTTATATCAATAAAGTTAGAAAAACTAAAGAATCTTATAATTTTTGGAAAAAAAATGGTTCAATTGATAATGTAGATAAAAGAAAAAGAGAAATGCAAGTCCAATATTATGAATTACTTTTAGCTACTAATGAGTTAATTCGTAGTAAAAATTCTAGAAAAGAAAAAATATTAAATATATTAGACAAAAAGAATAAAACTCTTAATTAAAAATTAAGAGTTTTATTTTTAATATATAAATTTAAAATTAATAATTTATTATGATACTAAAAGAATTTAATCAATATAAAAAGTATCTAGGTGATCATAAATTTATGTCATATTTTAATGAAATTAACGATAAAGTAAAAAATATGTTTCCGTATATTGATCCAAATTTAGAATTAGTAATAGATAAAATAAATTTATTATACCATGAAAAATATACAATAGATGATGCTATAAATAAATTATATTTAAGTGGAAATATATTTAAATTTTATTTTAATATAGGAGATGTATAAAACAAAAGTCACTATAAAGTGACTTTTTTAATGCAGTAATTTTATCAAATCATTAGTAAGAATAGTTATTAACTTTTGTCCATTTATTTCTACATCTGGTATATTTTTAATAATTGAAAATTTATCTTCTCCTTCAATTACTAAATTAGATATATGGGAAATCATATTTTCGTCTTTCATATAATATTGTTTTAATTCATTTACAAATTTACCTAAGTCAAATCCACTTTTATTATTATACTTAATAACTTGTAAACCATTATTATCCTTCTCTATAAGAATATACCATAATCTTTTTTTAGAAACTTTTATATTTTCTAAGAAATTATAGGCATTCTTAGCTTTTGTATTTTTTGGAAATTTTGCAACCTTTCCTATAAATCCAACATTTTTATCATTGTTTTTATCAACAGACATATAAAATATAATTTTATGTTTATATATAATAATTAAAAAGTTCAAAAATAATATTTTTATTTAAGATATTTTAATATCTATATATAAATATAGCATAAATATAAAATTAAAGTAGTATTATATAATAAATAGAAAAGAGTTAATAAAAAAGATGTTCATATTAAAAAATCATTTGATTTAAGTAAAACTGTTCATGAAATGATGATAAAAAGAAAAATATATAGAATATATAATTCTGGTAATTATAAATTTATATATACTAAAAATTAACTTCATTATAATATTATTTTTATTATAAAAAATTAACATATAATTAATGTCTAAATATTCAAAAAGATTAAACATACATCCTAATATTTTAATTGAATATATATTTGAAGATAGTCCATCACTATTAAGAGAATATAAAGTTCTAACAAATATTAAAGAGAATACTAAAAGTTTCATATCCGATAATGGAAATAATACAATTGATAATAACTTATTTTCAATTGATCCAATTTTAAATAAATTTTCTATTGTAGATACGGAAAATTTTAATTTTTTAAAAATACAAGACTATTCAACAACTATAAAATATGATAAAATTAAAATATATTTTTCTAGTGGTTTTAATTTTTATGATTATTTAGGGTTTTATATTAATATTTATACACAGGGGTATAACAATAATACCAAATATTCATTATCAAATTTTTATTATTTAAAATCAAATACAAATTCGATTGATATTTTTGATTTAAATATACCATTTTATTATAATGAAAAGTTTTGGGTAAGATATATTGAGTTAGAAATACCATCAATTAATATTGAATCATCTAATAGAATAGTTACTAATTCAATGGATGTTCCTACAAATGATACTTTAAATCAATTTTTAACATATGGTGAAGGTTTATCTACAAATAGCCCAATATTTATAGATTTTTCATTTATAACACATACAGAATCTATATTTAATATACCCTATTATTTTACTGGTGATGAATATAATACATCATTACCACAATCACCAGAATATACATCTGTGGGTATTAATATTGTAGAGTCAGAAATAGGTGATTTTTTTGAAATATATTCTACTTATATGGGTTCAAATGAATATATGGATACATTTGCATATAATGAGATGGTTAAAGGTGATAAGATCAGATTAGATTATATAATTAATTTATATGAAGAAAATATATTAACTAATAGTGAAACAAGAACAGTATATGATGATTTTAGTAAAAAAATATTATATAGACCAGTTATTCAATTTTCTAATACTACTGCTATGATTGAAGTAGAATTACGAATAATAAGTTTAGTGGACAATGGGTATATATCCAAGTTCGGAACATTAGGTATATTTAATAATATTAATAAATATGGTTTAAAATTATCTAAATTGGATATAAGTAAAAATACTATAAATCCAAATATTTATAATTTAAAAGTGGATAATAATATGACAGGTGGTGGTATAAATGATGGGATAATTGATGTTATGAAAGTACCATACCCCGTATTAATAGATAAATATAAAATTTTAACAAAAAGTGATAAAACTTTAAACGATAGAGGTTATTCCCCTAATGGAATATTAGAAATACTAATAAATCCATTCGATAATATAATAGAATTTAACATTGCACAAGATATTAATTCTGATGGTAATGTTGTACCATATGATATTTCTAATATAACAATAAATTCTAATTTAATATTAGTATTTAAATCAGACAGTGAAAAATTAGAATTGGAACCATATTACCAAGCAAATAATAATTACGAAAACGGTATAATATATTATAGAATATCTGAAAATAATTATAATGTCATAAGAAGAATATATGACAAAGGGTATGATAATTTTTATTTAGTTGTTAGTTCTGATAGTTCTAAAACACAATTATATTCAGGTAAATTTGCATTATATGAAGATATTACTTTTATATCAGAAGAATCAGATACCGGTACAACTAATATAACTACAAGTGATGTAATAACAACATCAACTGACAATTCTGACAATGTGATAGATACGGTTGATAGTGATATTGTACTTAATAATGATTTTATTACTGAAAAAATAGTTATGTCTGATAATTCTGATAAAAATTATTTTAATTTAATTGTTTATGTAAGATTTCAGCAAAATATAGATAGTATGAAATCATATTGTGATGTTAATGGATTAAAACCAAAAATAAATTATGGTAATTTATTCTATTTTGAAAAGGTTTATATTAACAGAGTAGAGGATTTAAAAAAACAAATTTTTATAGAAAAAGTTTTCCAATTAGAAATAGGAAAACCTAACATAATAGAAAAAGAAATAATTCCAAGACCAATTGTTAGTGTTACTAGAGAACCAGAAATTTCTCCACTTGTACCGAACGATATTACAACAAGAGATAAAAAAATAATAGGGATACCACCGAAAGTAACAATAGATACAAATAATAGAGATACTGATATTACAACATCAGTGACAAATAATATAGATGATGTGACAAAAAGTACAAGAGTAGATAGGAATAACATTAAAAAAATGCCACCACCTAGTCATAAATTTTAAAAAAATAAAAATTTATATGAGAATAAGTTCACAAAATAATCAGTTTTTATTTAATTTACCTGAGAATTTTATTTCTGATAGATTAGAGAAACAGTTTCAAGAATTAATGGATAAAAAATTTATACCATATAATACAATTATGGACTATATTAATAGTGGTATAAAGGATATTGTTTTCCCTAGTTTATCATATCAAACCGTTGAACAATCATTATACCATGGTAAAATAGTATCTTGGAGAGAATCAGGTAATATCATGGATAAGTTTCAAAATGAATTAGACGTGACATTTAGATCATTCGATTCACATTTAAATTATTTTATAATATTACAAATAATAAATGATTATTACTTAAATAATGAAAATTATTTAGACGTATTGAATATAAATGTTTTAGATAAAGATGGTGATATTTTATATACAGTTTTATTAAAAGAAATAATATATAAATCTTTATCAGAATTAAGAATGTCTTATAATAGTACAGAATATAGTGAACAAACATTTACATTAACATTCAAATATAATTTTATTGATGTGATATGGCAAATTGGTGATCAAGATGGAACATCTATATTTGACACTGGATTAGATTATGTTGATGGTAGAGATGTTTCTAAATTAGAATCATCTTATATCGAAAGAAAAACAAGTAAAAATAATTTTTAATTTTTAAAACTTTTGCGTAGATATATAATATATCATTTATAATTATAAAAACTATTTATTAACTAAAAATTAAAAATTATGTTCGAAACAAAAAATGCTAATGAACTAAGTGAAACAGGAAATTATTTTGATTTTGGGTCATTTGATGAAAATTATATACCCAAATATAAAGATTTATTAGATGAATCAAACAACCCAAGTGGTAAAATACCCAAAAATGTTATTAATCAATTTAAAAAATATGAGGGGTATGTTGATATCGATGAAATTAATAAAAATGATATCGTCAATGGTAAAATAATTGAAATTAATAAAAATTATGTTGTTGTTGACATTGGATATAAAGACAATGTTCTTATTAATAGAAGAGGACAAGAAGATAAGGTATGTAAACATTTACAAATTGATCAGATGGTAGATGTTATGATAACTGATATTAGTAATAACCCATATATAATCAGGGGATCTATTTCTGAACTTATTAAAATGAATGTAGATTCTAAAATGAAAGATTTCTATAAAAACAATGTATCGATTAATGCTACTGTTATAGATACTATACCAGCTGGATATAATCTTCTAATAGAAATTGATGGTATTACTATTGATGCGTTTATGCCAAATACCCTAGCAGATGTTAATAAAATATCAGATGTTAATTCCTTGGTTGGTAAGAATATTAAAGTTATGTTAGAAACTTTACAACAAGATAAAGGAGTATATGTAGTTAGTAGAAGAAAATATCTAAAGACGTTAATACCTGACAAGGTTAAAGAAATTAAAAATAATCCTAAAGATAAAGTTTATACAGGTCACGTTACCGGTACTAGGGATTTTGGTGTATTTATTCAATTTGAAGATTGTCTTACTGGTATGATACATAAAGCAAATATAAGAGAAGATTATCAAGATAAAATTAAAAGTATCGAACCAGGTACATTGATAGATTTTTATGTAAAAGATATAACAAAAGGAGGAAACCAAATTATACTTACTCAAATTCTTAAAGAATCACTATGGGATACTATAAGAGTAGGTGATATAATAAAGGGTAAAGTTATATCAGTTAAACCATTTGGTGCTTTAATCGAATTGGATTATGAAACTAATGGACTTATTCAAACAACATATATCAATAAAAATAATAGGAAATTGGTAGCTGGTGAAATTGTAGATGTTATAGTAATATCAATAATAAGAGATGATCGTAAGATATATTTAACATTTAAAGACGATGATGATATGATTAATAAACTTAAAGAGAAATCGGACGAATTAGAAAAACTTAAACAAAAATTCAATGATAATTAATTAAAACAAACCCCCGATTAACCGGGGGTTTTTTAAAAAATAAAATATGCAAAATACTAATATAGATTTTACTAAAAGAAAATTTAAAAAATTTGGTGGTGAAATAATAGAAAATATAGTTGAATATTTAAAACCTTTAGTAAATAAAGGTGATGATATGAGGATAATTGTTGGTTGTGATTCACAACAAAAAAGATCATATACATTATACGCGTTGGTTATTGTTTTATATGACCAAGGTTTGCATAATGGCGCACATATCGTATTTATGAGAATAAAAGATAAAAAAGAAAAATCACTTGTTAATAGATTAATGAATGAATCATTGTATTCGCTAGATTTAGCAGAATATTTAAATAATGAATTAAACGATTTTTATAATATGCCTAAATTTGGAAAATGTAAATATAATGATACTACACCAAGTAAAAAAATAGAAATCCATGTAGATGTTAATCCACAAGAAGGTAATAATAAACAGAATAAATCTAATGTTGTTTATAATTCTATAATGGGTATGGTAAGTTCTTATGGATTTATGGTAAAATGTAAACCAGATGCATTTGGTGCATCTTGTGCAGCTGATTTATTATGTAAATAACATTTTTTGATTTTTTGATTTTATATATACAATTAAATATAAAATATAATTATGAATAATATTAAAACATTTAATGATTACATTAAAGAGAACGTTAGTGAACTCCTTAGTGGGAAATCAATGGATGAATTTTTTAAAAAACCAAAAATAAATATTCTTCAATATTTTCAAGAATACGATGATGGTAAATATACAGGAGAACAAATAAATGATATACTTTCAAAAGTACCACAGATTAAAAAAATAAACTCATTATATAATGAAATAATGAGTTTATATGATAAAAGTAATTTTAAAATTGTATATGAACCAAATTTAGAAAAAGAATATGCAGAATATACGTTTTATTTAGAATTTTTTACTGACGAGAGAATTAGAATTGGTATAAAATATGATTCTGATATGCCAGAAATAGAAAATAATTATTTTTTAGATGATTTTAAAAGGTATTATGATTTCGATACATATTCAAAATTAAAAAATACAACACTTAAAGTTATAAAACGTAACATAGATGATTAAAAAACAGATGGATATTTAGAGTTATCATATAAAAAATAATAATATAGATATGAATAATATTAATACTTTTAATGAATATATTAACGAATCAAAATTACAAGATGATTATAGAGATTTTTTTTCGAGTGTACTTTGTTTACATGGTGTTAAATCACCTATGGAATTTAAAAACAATAAAGACAAATCAAAAAGTTTTTATGATGATATAAGAAAGGGGTGGTCTAAGGGTAATGGTTTGACAGATTATGGAAAAGAACTTATGAAAAAATGTGAAGAAGAAAATAAAAAATCTTCATAATAATATGAATTTTAATCAAATAGGAAGGTCTAACTGCAATTATAATTTTTGTAGTTAGACCTTTCTGTTTAAAAATAAATCCAATAATAAATATGGCTAGAAAAAAAAGTAACGGAAACGGAAACGGAAACGGAAACGATAGTGTAGAATTAATTCTAGAAAAGAATTTTATTACAAAATTAGATACAAATTTATATGGTAAAAAAGTAAAAATTAAATGCAAAAACCAAAATCAAAAAGAATTTATTAAATTAATAGATGAAAAAGAAATAATATTATGTAGTGGACCAGCTGGTTGTGGAAAAGCACAACCACTGTATTCTACTATTTATACGCCAAACGGACCAATTAAAATGAGGGATGTTAAAATTGGACAAGATATATGTGGAGTAAATGGTGATGTTATTAAAATAAACGGTATATATCCTCAAGGATTAAAAGATTGTTATAGAGTATATTTTACTGATGGTGTTTATGTAGATTGTTGTGATGAACATTTATGGTCGGTATCGACTAATAAAAATAGAGATTATGGTAAATATGATGTATATGATATTATACAAACAAAAAACATGTTAAATAATATTTATGCAAGAGACAATAGAAGAAATTATAAATTACCTATAACAAAACCCGTTTTTTATAAAAAAACACAATTACCATTTGATTCATATTTGATGGGGGTTTTAATAGGGGATGGATCAATGACACAACGAACAACAAGAATAACATCTAATGATAAACAAATAATAAATGAAGTTTCTAATATTGTTAAAAATTATAAATTAAAATTAGTACCAACTAAAAAAACACTATTAAATGAAGATTGTACTTATATAATAAGTGGTAAAAAAAATAATCCTAATTATATAACAAATGAAATTGATAAATTAAAAATTAGATGTAAATGTGAACATAAATTTATACCAAATGAATATTTATATTCATCGATTGAAGATAGAATTAAATTGTTACAGGGGTTAATGGATACAGATGGCACTGTAAGAAAAAAAAGCGGTTGTCCTATGTATAGTACATCTTCTTATCAATTAAAAGATAATTTTTGTGAATTGATTAGATCGTTAGGTGGAATTGCAACAGTTAGTATAAAAAAAACTAATAAATTAGATAATTATGTTATTAATATAAATTTACCAAATAATATAAAACCATTTAAATTGAAAAGAAAATTAAATTTATTAAAAGAAAAAACTAAGTATTTAACACCTAGATTTATAGATAAAATTGAATATATTGGTAAAATTGAACAACAGTGTATTTCAGTTAATTCGAATGAACATTTATATTTAACAGATAATCATGTAGTAACTCACAATTCGCATTTATCAATTGCTAAAGCATTAGAATATATACAAACTCCTGATAATGGTTATAATATAATTTATATAATAACACCTGCAGTAGAAGCAGAAGAAAAATTAGGTAGCCTTCCGGGAAATTTAGATCAAAAGTTAGAACCGTATTTATTTTCAACATACTATTTAATTGATAAGATAATAGGAAAAGAAACTAGAGAAAAATTAGTAGATAACGGTATAATACAGCCATTGGCATTAGGTTTTCTTAGAGGGGTAAATATTGATAACGCAATTTTAGTTTTTGAAGAGGCACAAAACTCATCACATAAACAAATGAAAACACTTTTAACTAGAATCGGATATAATTCAAAATTTATAATATCAGGTGATATAAAACAAATAGATAGGTTTGAATCGTATGAAAAGAGTGGACTATTAGATGCTATGGAAAGATTTAAAAATTTTGAAGAAATAGGTAAATTTAATTTTTGTGATGGTGATAGTGTTAGAAATGATATAATAAATAAATTATTAAAATATTATTAAATAAAAATAGTGCACTATTGTACTAATGCGTGCACTATTTTTATTATTGAATTTAAATTAAAATATTCATTATTTTTATATTAATTAAATTGGCTTAATTTTTGTATTTTAAATAAAAAAAATTAAATGAAAATAACAACATCGGATTTAAAAAATAGGGATTATTATTTAATACAGAATAATAAATTCGAGTACTATACTATTTCTATTCCTATTATAATAAATTATATTGATGATTATTTTGGTGGTGAATTAGAAGTATCCTTAAACGGTAACGATATTATATGTGGTAGTGCTAAATTTAGTTCATTTAATATAAACGATTATTTTATAAATAAATATGTTAAATATTTATATGATTTTTGAAAGAAAACCAACAAATCTTTACCCTTTAGGGTTTAATAGTTTGTTGGATGAATTTCAAATTAATTTTTAATTATTTTTAACATTTTAATCAACTGATTTTTAACATTTTAAATAAATTTAACGATTAAATCCATCAAAAATGGAAAAAGTGACCTTTTGAATTTAATATATAATTACATAACATAAAAAAATTCTGTAAAAATGTTAAAGTCTTACAAATATAGAATATATCCTGATCAGAATCAAAAAGAACTTCTTTCAAAAATTTTTGGACAAGTCAGGTTTGTGTATAATCTAGGTTTAGAAACTAAAATCCAAGCATATACAGGAAACAAAAAACATTTAACTTGTTTTGACTTAAATAAACAAATCACTGATTTAAAGAAAGATATAGAATGGCTAAATGAAAGTCCTTCACAGGCTTTACAAATGTCTATCAGGAACTTAGATAACGCCTATACAAATTTTTTTAGAGGTGCTGGTTTTCCAAAATTTAAATCAAAATATAGTAAACAATCATTTCAGTTGCCACAAGGTGTTAAATTAAGTGAAAATAAAAAACAAATTTACATCCCAAAACTTA